GCGTAATACAAAACCTTCTGATTATGCACCTAAAAGTAATGCTGTTGGTGAACTCTTAACGGGCTTTGCCAGTGTATATGCTCCTGCAAAGATTGCTAAAGATAAGCGTGAAGCCGAACAAGCTTACGAAAAAGAAAAGGCAGATGCTAAAGCGGCAGCAGATGCGGCTGAGAAGGCGGCTACACAAGATAAAAAAGATAAATCAGACTTACGAGTTACTAACTCAATTGTTAAACGCATGGCAAGTGTAGCAGGGGTAGATTTTAGATCCATTACATCTGAAGGTCTTGCTACTATATTAGATGATGTTAGGAATTTTGGTGGTGATGGTGCGTTTGATATATATGTAAAAAACGATGGTGATTTAGTTATTAACCCATCAGCATTTTTTAGTACTCCTAATACAACAAAAGTTGACGCAATAAATACAGATACAGGTTCTGAAACAGCCAGTACATTACCAATTACGGTAGATGCAAATGATGCAAATCTTGTCCTTGAAAATGCTGCTGAAATTGTTCCAGAAATAGATGCTTCAAAAAATGATAACCTTGAAGCAATAAATGATGCTGAGACGGTAACTAAAGTAGAGCCTACTGCTAATAATAATTCTATGTTTAACACACGGCTTCCTGATCTTATGGATGCAAGACAGAATAATACCACACCAGAATTAGCCAGTGCTTATTATGACGGTCTAGTTAAAAAGGCAGCTACAGATTCACGATATGAGTCACTAGCCGTTGAATTTAAACAATACGTTGATAATATATCAATGGAAAAGCCAGAAATATCTGATCTAGCTGAATTTACAAAAATAGAACTTGAAGCTGTAATTAAATCCAAAACAGTATCTGACTCATCAAAAGCCAACGCTACATTATTATTAGATGGGCTAAAAGGTGATATTCCTTGGGAAACTTTAAACGCTAATAATTTCGCAGGGTTTGCAAGGAAGTTCCCAGACTTTAAAAAAGAGATAGAAGAAATAGCTATTGCTAATACTAGAGGAATATTCAAACCAGATAATATAGCTAACTTTACAGTAGCTCAACTTAAATCATACGAAACAAGTGCATTACCAGGCATTGAAGGGTATCGTTCTTTAATAACGGACACACTCAAGCAAAAAGAGCAGGAACAATATCAAGGTATCTCTGATAAGTCTACAGATGAACTTATAGCCCTAACACAGAATACATTGGGCTACAATCAAGATGTACGTGATATGGCGACTAACATGGTTTCAGCACGTAAAGAGCAGGGCTTTGATATAAATGCTCTAGACGCATCTAGTATTGATGTATTGAAGGCTATGGAATCTGATAACAGAATACCACAGGTTAATAGAGATCTGATTAAAAATCTACGTGAGGGTAAAGAAAGTAGTTCACAATCATTTAGATATTATGCTGAAAAGGTAAGCAACCAATCAGAAGCTATTACTGCCCTAGATTTAGCCATGTCAGAAAACGCTCCAATAGAAGTAATTACTAAGCTAACTGCACTTAAAGATAATCATACTAAGGCAAAAACAATAGCTGATAGAAGATTAGCAGGTCAAAATATTAATGCTATAGAAGACGCTGTTATTACAATGACAGATGGTACTAAGAAGTACATACAGGCTAGATTAACTAACGAAGGTAAATTAGTACCATTAGACGAAAGCTTAGAAGGCACAGTAACACTGATGTCACCTTTTATGGCTGATGCATTTACAAAAGCAAAAGCACAAATGCAGAAAGATACAATGGCAATAGCTAATAACAGTGCCAATATATCAGAAGCATTACGAAACTCCGAACTTGCGATATCTATAGCTGAGAATAGCCCTATGGTTAGAAACGCTGGTGGTGTGCTTGCTCAATTTTCAACAAGATTATTTAGGGGAACAGAAAGTGCATTTAATGTAGCAGGTTCTCTCCTAAATAAGTCTAATCAGAGTGGTTTAGATCAAGCTACTGGTGAAACAGTAACCTATATAACTGAAGCTGATTTTCTTGAGGGTATGAAAAGCACAGGTAAAGATAAGAGCTTCTTAGATGCTATTGTTTCTCAAGACGTACAAAAGCTTGCCGATGAAACTTCTCGCTTTGAAGCTACTATGATTATACTAGCGTTCCGTTCAGGTAGAATTGAAGGACAATCTGGTAATGCTATGTCTAATAAAGACTTTGAGAGATTAACTCAAATGCTTGAAACTAAAGGTAGTGTTGATGCATTTACTGAACAACTTCGTGGATATATGAAATCAAAAGTACTGAACTATGATGATACGGTTCGTGCAACAATGGGTAGTAATTCAATACCTGCAAGCTTCAAAGAAGAGTATGGATTTTATCCTGTGACGTCCCCTTTAACTTTCTCTGAATTTGTTGAAAAACGAAATGAACCAGATTTAACCACTGCTTACCAAAATACTATGGCTGTTGAAGTCGCCGCCTCTGTAGTTCAAGCAGCAGGTACTAAGGATGATCCTATATTAGTATCAAGCCCAGAAGAAGGCCTACAGTATCCTGCTGGAACAATTATAAAAACTCCAGAAGGGCAATTATTAAAAGTACCACAAAAGGCAGATAATTAATGGCAGATACTACTATAAATACCGTTAAAAAAGAAGATCCTTGGACTGCATTTGAACCTGTTATAGATGATACAGGCGAGGAGGAGGAAGATCCTTGGGCTGCATTTGAACCTGTTATAGAAAAGCCTGAAACACCAGAGCCTGAAGTTGTAAATACTGCAACTACTTCTCTTGACCCTGCTGTACAGAAAGAGATGGATAACAGGGCATCTATGATAGAGATTGTGGGTATTGATCCGTATAATGGTGAGGTAGTTAACGAAAACCCTATATATATGACACCTGGTATTATGGATACCAATGAGTCCGTTAGTGCTGAATATGAAAGATTAAAAACTATCTATCCAGAACAGTTCCCTGAACAGTTTGATGTAGCAGGTGATAAGTCTTTCTTTGGCTTTGGTGCTAGAAAAAATAATACGGTTATGGCGACTGCGGCAGATAAAGTATTTACCTTTAAAGATGGACGTCAAAAAGTAGCGCCAAATAACTACACTATATTAGAGACAGATGACGGACGTGAAATATTAATGCCCCCTGATGCTACTACAGAAGAGGTAGAACAATCAAAACTATCGGGAGTATACAATGAAAATGGATTACCAGAACTATCTAGGTCAATGTATGATGGGTTTCCTGCGTCTGAAGAAGGCCGTGCTGCGGCTATGGAACTGTATCGTGCGTATGAAGAAGTAGGTGAAGAGGCACTGGGTGGTTTAGGTGTTACTTATAAGGGTGTTCTTATCCCAATGCCTGATATGAGTTTTTTTTCTGCCCCAGACTTAGATACAAGTGACAGTATAAACAGTGGGATATATGAAGGTACTAAAGGAATTATTTCTACATTAGCTGCTATTAACGATATGATTGCTGCTGGTGGAAATAAAGTAGCTAACGATGCCATAAATATAACAAATGCATTAACAGGAACAGAGTTCAAAGATGTTGATTTAACGACAGATGCTGTGGGATTTGTTAATGATAAATTACCATCAGGGCCAACGGATTCAGATGGCCTATTAGATGCTCTAATATTTGAAGGTACGCAGCTCTTAGTAGGGGGTTCAGCGGGAAGTAAATCAGGCGATGCATTAATTAGTTCTATAGGCCGTATATCTAATAAACTTGGGGGCGGCAAGAATACTGACGAAGCTTCACAGTACTTAGTACGTTATGCACCTAAAGTATCAAATGCAGTAAAGGTATTATCTACTGAAGCAGGTATGGCTGCGGCACTAAATCCTGACGTGGGTACAATTTTCTTTGGTGAAAACGCCCTGCTTCCTCTATCGGCTGGTATAACAGCAGATCCTAGTAGCCCTGAGTACAAACAACTGTTGGCAAAGAAAGCTAATATACTTGCAGATGCAATTTTGGGTGCAAGAGTAGTACAAGGTGTGCTTGCAACGACTGCAAAAAGTGCAAAGATTGTATACCTATTCTCTGGCGCTGGTACAATTACAGGCGCTCTGCGTACAGGTTCTCGTGAAGAAGCATTCGTAAAAAGTGTTACACAAAGATTAGCAATAGCTGCTGAACCAAATGCATCTCCTGCACGTATTGTGGAATTACAAAAACAAATAACCAAACTGATAGACGACAATCAAGAAGTTATTGCTAATATTGATAATGATGAAGTTAGTATAGGGCTAAGTACTTTAGCCGCTATACAATTTGCTTTACGAAACAATGATACTGCTACTGCAAAAAGAATATTAAGCTCCGCTCAAATTATAGAGCAAGGCGCACTTGGTAACAAATTAAACACAGGTGCTTTAGCTGAAACACAAGGTAGACCTGGTAAAATATTGGACGAAACTGCAACGGAAATGTTTGATACCCGTGGTGGTGCTGTAGTAGTAGATGATGCTGGTGATGTATTACGCACACAAGCAGAAGTACCAATAATAAAAGCTGAAGAAGGTGTTAAAATAGCTGAAGCAGAGGCAACTAATTTTGCCGAACGAATTACAAAAGAAATTTTTGAAGATCCCTTCTTTGGGGCAAAGCTAGAGCAGTTAAATGATGTAGATGGCATATCTATAATTCTAGATCGTAATACAAGTGCAGACACTATTTTAGAAAAATTATACGCAGTAAACAGGATCATGAATGATAAAAAGAATGAACTGTTTGGAATGATAAAAGGTGGCAGGTTAAATCTTCCTGACGCAAATGGCGTACCGTTTGGTAAAACTCTGTATGATAGATTAGCGGTGCTAAATAAAACATTTCTTGACGGAGGTAATCCAAAAAAACCAGGGAATGCACAATTAGGTGAGTTACTGGCTGTTGTAAAAGAAATGGAAGAAAAAGACGCTATTAAGTATTTAAGTAATAACGTAACTTTTGAAATATTATTTAATAGTATTAGACCGAACTTATCAGAAACACTAACTAGATTACAAAGAGATGGTCGTTTTGACGCTACGGCTGCTATCCCTGATCTATTAGAAATTAAGAAACTTATCGATGATGATGCTATAAAATATCTAGATGATACTGGACAAGTTAAAAAGATAGATGCTGCTAAAAAGGCCATGTCATATTATAAGGAAACTTATTCAAAGTTTTGGAGGGATGATGGCGTATTACAAGAATTAGATAGGGTAAATAATACGAGTGCAGGTAGGCTACAACAGTCTGGCCCGTTAGACGCTACCCGTGAAAGGGTAATAAGTACAATTGATGATGCAAGCCGTTTACAAGCAGACAATATCTTAAATGTATTGATGACCAAAGAGGGCGGTAGTTCTGTTGATGATATTGTTGATTATGTTATAGCTGATGCTGTCGCTTTACTGGACACGCAAGCAGGTAAATCTCTAGATGAAGTAGACTTTGCAAGTGTAAGACAGACGCTATCAAATAAAGCTAGTCTCTTAGATGGAAATTCTGCAACCAAAGGTGCATCAGATAAGATACGTGCTTTCTTAAAGCAGATTAATAGATTACAAATAATATCCCCAGAAATAGCTGCAAAGATAGAAACAGCTAGAAATAGAGTAAAACAAGTTAAAAATGCAGCATATAATGGGGCATTGGGCAGATTTTTTGCTGGTGTAGATGGTAAACAGTTAACTAATACTCAAGAAGTATTGAACAAGTATTTTAATGATAAGCAATCACTTGGTATGAGTGGTGGAAAACCTTCTGGTGACCTTGTTGAACTAATGCGAAACATAAATGCTATAAGTGATCCTGCTGAACGTGAATTAACACAAAAAGGGGTTGAAGCTGCATTTAGTAAATTCTTTAGAGAAAAGTACTTAATTGCATCTAAGGAGCTACCTAACCAACGGGGTCTTAGTGAGGCTAAGATAACGGAAGAGTTAGGAGGTATTACTAACTTCTTGGATAAGGCAGATATAATATTTGTTAACAATCCTGAAAATGTTGAAGGTCTTAGACTTCTTTTAGAATTAAATGGAGTACAAGTAGGTACACGCAAGGCAACATCAGGAGCAGGTAATTCTATTACCGCAGATAAAGCCGCTGCTATAACTGCGGTTAACAAACTAATAACTTTAACCTTTGGTGCGTTAAGTAGAATTGGTGCAAGAATACGTTCAGGTGCATCTGGTTATATAACTGAGGCATTAGATGGAGGAGAATCTGCACGTATTGCTGAAGAACTACTAAGTAATCCTGAAAGGTTCGTTGAAATTGCTAGAAAAGTAGTACCTGCTGATAATGCAGCGGTTACACAAGAACAGATAGAGCTTTTATATGCATATCTTATTAGATCACAAATCTATCGAGAAAAGAATGAAAACTCCGAAGAAGACTTTATGATGGCTGTTGCTGAATTAATGGCAAAAGGTGAAGAAATTGTGGGTGATGTAAATGAGGAAATGAATAATCTAGGATTTTAACAAAAAACCCCCAGACCGAAGTCTAGGGGCTTAAACACAAAACTTGAACCGACCAAGGTTCAGCTTCTATATTTTTATATATAATTTACGCCTTCAGGTCAAGCACTTGGGGGCGTTTTTTATTGCATTGTTTGAATAAATACTGCTTTTTCTTTAGGTATATCAAAAAACTTTTCACCAAAGCGTATCTTTTTGTTAGGCACTTCTACGATAGGGCTATCTCGTACAGATTTCCTACTGATTATAGCTGCATGAGTTAAGCTATTATTGAACACCATAAACTGTGTTGGCTTGTCTAAGAACTTAGCTTTTCGTACAGGAATATGTATTGTGTCGTAATTAAAATCTACGCCATGCCAGACAGTTTTAACCTCAACCTCACAGAAGAACCTCTTACCGTCCTTCTCTACAACAAGATCTACATCATACTCGTTTTCATGATCAGTGCATGTATACCCTTGGCTACTCCAGAATGATTTAGCCTGGTTACGTGCTGCTTCATCGTACTTGTTGAAGTCTTTCGATTGGAATACTTTGTACATATGTTTTCCTGTTATAAAAATAAGCTTTGTTAAAGCCCCGATGCCATTCTAAATTGTAATGAGATCGAGGCCTGTATTTGCATACAAAATCCCCTTCAAAGAAGGCTACATAACCTTGATCAAAAGGGGTTTTCATATTTATACTCCGCAAGAACCGCCAGTACCGCTGATATCACAGATATCGTGGGTTTCGACGTGTTCATCAAACTCTTCACCAAGCTTATCTACAGCTTCCTGATACGGAACTGATGTCAAAGGTTGACCACCTCTTGATCCATCAGGGTAACAAGTAAATCCTCTTAGCCTTGGAGCATATTTTGCTAGTGTATTGGCAAAGTCTTCTACTGTGCCTTCGTTGTTAAGCTTAGAACCCCAGGAAGGTAGATTAATAGTAGATGATATACTCATATCAACATAATCTTGTACATCTGCTTGGAATGACATTCTACGCTCATAATCACTAGCAAGATCCAATGCACTTTCTACTGTCTCAGGTTTAGCACCGTAGCGATCAATAAGTTCTTGTGCAGCACTATCAACTACATACTGATATACCCAACGTGAGTTTCCTTTGAGGTAACGGCGTTTATAGGCAACAGCAAAGATAGGTTCTACACCAGTAGATGTACCTGCAAGAATACCAATTGATCCTGTTGGAGCAATAGCACGATTAGCTACAGGGCGACTGATACCAAACTTATCCGCAGTTTCTCTAGAAACCTTATCAGACACACCTTTATAAACAGACAACCAAGAGTGTAGTTCAGGCGTTACTGTGTAGTTAGAACCACGTTGAATTAGCCACTCGTGCATACCCATAAGACCTAGACCAAGACGGCGATTCTTTTCACGAGTTTCATATACCTTATCGTATGGCAATCTAGCTTTAAGAGTACCACAGATCAAAAACTTAGTACTCAATGCAACAATGTCAGACATCTCATGAATGTCCTTAATACGACCCATATTAATAGATCCCAGATTACAAACATCGCTATCATCTGCACTGGTAACTTCAGTACAAGCATTACGGAGTGTTTCGTCTTCTTTATCAAAGAAGTTAAAGGAGAAACCTGGTTCTGCACTTTCCATTGCCTGACGGACATTCTTCATGAATACGTCACCAACTTTACCTGTCTTATAATAGTTAAGCAGCCACTCAGTGTCATAGTTTACTGAGATATTAGTCATGTCTAATGGTGCAGGGAAATTGAAGTCCTCTTGCTTGATATCCCATAAGGTTTTACCTGTATTTCCAACAGGCATGTTTGCCCAATCTTTTGCATTTAAAAATTCATGAATATCACCGTGCTGCCAATTCAAAGATGCATAAATAGCAGAGCGTCTTGACCCACCTTGCATAACCCTTCGGCCTATCTCATTTAGCATATTCATCTTAGGTATTGGCCCACTAGCCTGACCACCTGTCTTAGCAATAGGAGTACCTGCTGCACGGTAAACCGAATAGTCTACACCAATACCACCGCCTGTCATTAAAGCGCTCTCAGCTTTCCACGACAGATTAGCCCAATCTTCACGAGTGTCTTCTTCTGCCTTCAAAAGATAACAATTGTTAAAGAACTTATTAGGGCGACCTGCATAATACAAATATCGTCCACCAGGAATAAACTTTAGCTCCCGAATATACTGAGTAAGCTGATCGTTTTCTTCTTGTGTTAAAAGATCACCACAGACATCATCCACGAGCGTCTTAGCAAGGGCATCCCATGTCTCTGCACCTTCATGACGATATTTATGATTAAAAATATCCTCTGAGAATTTAGAGCGAAACGCTGGGTTTAGGTTGGATTTAAAGGCACTCATTTATTTATCTCCACTAAGTCTTTTAAGTTACATTTTTTATAATTTGGGCCTTTAAGCACTTTGCCTTGACCGTTTTTCAATGGCTTACCATCATCACCCAATTTGCTCATATTACTCTCGTGAACACGGCGGGTAGCTTCGTCTAAATTCCAGCCAAACGTAGCTGCATATCCGTTAATGACTATTATTCCATCAGCTAATTCTTTAAGCATTGCTTCAGCATCATTAGCCAAACAGCTTTCATCAAATATTTCTTGAAATTCTTCACGAATGAAAGCAAATCGAGCTTCTTCTAAATCCTCATCATCACCCCATTTTTGATCAAGGGGTTGATCCATACGAGTAGCAAATTCACGCACCATAACTAATGGCGTAGGTATATTATTCATAAGTGTTCGCCTCTCTCGTGCATTTCTATTAAATCTTGTATGAAAAATTTCATTTTATTAAGGTCGTACTTAGTGTCTGTTCCGTCCTTTTCTCCAAGCCTGTAACAGGCCTTGAATATGTCGCCACGGCTCTTGCTCATGCCCTTTTCAGATATAAGATGCCGTAGCTCTGTAGCGTGGATAGGAAGCCTGTAATAGGACGTTGAGAGGCCATCAGAGGCTACTTTCACACGGTCTGATATATTTAAGATATCTTCATCAGGCGTGGGTAATGTTTTGAAGTAAGTAGACATCAGTTTATCCTATTCTTATTGATAGAAACGACCTTCGCATCAGCTATTGCATCCTTGAGTTCATCAGCAGCTTCAAACTCTACTGCACCTTGTTCTAACATCTCTGTTAGGTTACCTACTGAAGCAGAAAAATCAGGGCTTGCATGGATTATAAATTCTAAACCCTTTAGAAGCAGAGATAGGTAATCTTGTTCAATTACAGGATAGCTATCACTAAAATTATGCATGGCTTGAGTAAGTGGATCACCATCTTCAGAAATTGATACACAAATCGCTATACTATTTACTGGTATATCTTTATTTTTCATTAAGTTTCTTTACTAGCTCGAAGAAGTGGTCGGCATCGACAACCGCTAATGGTTTACGTTTATCAGCCTTGACCATACCGAGTGGTGTGATGCCTTTAGGACAGTTACTGACGGCTTGATCCATCACCTTGTATATGGCGTTGGCTTTGTTATTTTTGCATTCAACTGAGTAGGAAAATAAGCGACGAGCAGCAGGTGAAAATAGTAAGTCTTCTCCCGATGCTCCCATGCTCGTAGATCGTATGTCTCCATCTTCTAAAACAGGAAATGTTTGATACAGACGGTCACGTACCCACTGTTGAAAGCGCCTACCTTTTGCCTTTGCAGACTGAGGACTTATAGCCACTTAGGCTTCTGAATTATGGATACGTCACCCCAACCAGTGCCATAATCTTGCTTGTCTTCAGCTTCAGCAATTACAGCGAGTGTTTTGTGCATTTCAGCAGTTGCCCATTCCAAAGCTTCTGGGCTTACAAAATGCATATGGCTCACGTATGGGGCAGCTTTTTCACAGGCTATGAAGGCAAACTTATTAACGTCTAATCCAACTAAGCGACAGATATATACATATACAGCCGCCTGAATCAGGTATGCATACTTGTTGCATTCAAATGAAAAGCCACGAGGACTAGCGTCTTGTGTGGTCTTTACGTCATAAACAGTCTGCGCTGACTCAATCAATAAATCTGGTCGAGTCTTTAAAAGTAAGCCAGACACTGGATCTTGTATGAATATACTACACTCATTGATCCTATCGGGATGCGTTAATGCTGCTTCGCATACAGGGTTTTCTAATGCTCCCTGGGCAATACGATTAGCAACATTATATTCAACCTCAGTGAGCAGTACCTGATCATCAGTAAGGTTTTCCTTCATTTCCTTGAAGGCAGCACTAGACTTTGTTTTCGGGCCTTTGATGACTAAGTTACGTTCTGGTTCTAATAAGTGTGCATGAACAGCATTTCCCATAGCAAACGCTGGTGATTGGGTAATCTTTTGACCTTTCCAGTGCTTTAAAGATTTTTTATATACCGTTTTCACGGCAGATGATGATATACCACCCGAAGAGTGGTACACATCATTGCTCATGCCATTAATAATAGCGTTCTTATTTACGCTAGTCATTACGCTACTTCTTCAAAATCAGCGTCTAAGGAATCACCGAGGGCATCAATAGCTGCGCTATCAATTGAACCTTCTTTTATGGCTTTAAAATACCGTTCATCAACGTACTTGTTTTCAGCACGTAATGCATCAGCAAAGACTAACATAGTATCATGGATGTCTTTGGTCATACCTAATTCATTTTTTAGATCAGTGGTGTAGTTAAAAGTATACCAAACCACTGAACCATTCTCATTGTATGATGAAGTGAGGTCAGCAGCATAATTATAAATCTGTGAACCGTCAGGTAACTTCTTTATAAATTCATTATAGAAGCCGCTATAGTTGCTGTTCTTGTGGAACATGATGCATGGTTTGTTTTCTACTGTGACTTCTTCGCCATCTTCAGTTTTACCTGTGTAAGATACGACTCCACGAATTACTCGATGTTGCATAGCCCGCCACTTCTTAGCTTCGTCGTATTCCATTTCTTTACGGGCATCCCATGAGGGCATACCACAAGCTATTCCACCAAGTGTATCTCTGGCTTCATCTTTGTATGGATTTTTAACTGCAAGAGATTTGTTAACTAATTTACGCTTGCCATCTACTTCATCCCAGTGAAAATACTGGACGTGTGAAGCTAGTGGTCTAAAGCTAACTGTCTCTGCATATACAGGAGCATCAGAACCTGTCAGATAAAAACTACCTTCAGGTATAGCCTTCTTGGTAATTTTATTACGTGATTTTGCATTAATTTTCAATTCTGGTACACGCAATATTGCTGAGTTACCACCAGATTTTGTAACTTCTGTTCCTAATATTTCAGCTAATTCTGCTAATTCGCTGCCATTGATTTTTGTAATATCGTTCATTTTAGAACCTTTTGTTAAGTGGTATTATATTGTGACATAACTAGGTGGCACAAGTCAAGTGTATTCGTTTTGTTCTAACCAGTTTTTTCCACCAGAAATCTCAATTTCTAAGGGTAGGGCAAAGGTATAGTCCCAGCGCTGTGAGGCTTCTTCAGTAACACCAACCATTGCCCAAGTTAGAGCCTCTTTTACTTGCTCTAGCTCACCAGGATAAACGTCACAGACTATGCTATCGTGTACGGTCAGGACTAATAGTGATTTCAGTTTAAGCTCTTTAAACTTACGGAAAGCACGTACACATGACAGAAGCATAAGATCCGCTGCGCTCGACTGAACAGGGTAATTAACTATCTGCGTGTAATAGGTAGTACGATTGCCTTTTAAGCGTTTTACGTTAGGCCAAAAGAACTGACGACCCGAAGGTGTTTGCACAATACCGTTCTTTAAAACGCCTTTTGCAAGCCGTTCATGATAAGCACCTAAACCCTCATAGATATTAAAGAACTCACTAAAATAGTTCTGTACGTGGGGGGCTTCTCCTGCTCCACGGCCACCATAAATAGGTGCGAAACTAAATTTTTTCGAACCCTGGCGAAGATCCTTCGTTACACTATCTTCACTACATTGATGTATTATTGATGCGGTCTGTTTGTGTAAATCTTTACCATTTATAACATCAGATATGATCTGGGTATCTCTGCTTAGTTCTCCTGCCAAAACAAATTCAATTGAACTGAAATCTGCTTCAACTACTGTTCCGTTTTCAAATCTACTTACAACAGCCTTGCGTACAGGAAACCCACGCTTTGGAGCATTCTGCATGTTGGGTGAGGTACTGGATAATCTACCAGTGGCAGTAACGCATTGGGTAAACTGTGTGTGCAGTATACCATCTGATCGTGTCCATGTTTCAAACCCTTTAACAAAACTATCTAGATAAACATTCACAGCGTTTAGTCTGCTGCTTTTCGTTAAGAACTCTACAGCTATATCATTACCTTTACTTTCAGCCTGAGAGACTAATCTTTCTATAGTAACTTTATCAGTCTTAAATCCATTTATAGAAGCATCAGAAGGTGTATCAGGATTAAGCTTTAGACCTGCTGTTATACCATTAGGATTATAGAAAGCCCCAACGCCCACACAAGCAGGACATTTAGAGAGGTTCTTGTATGGATCACCTTGAACACGATATTTCTTGCTCATCTTTGTACGAGTGATTTGCTTAAACTTTTGTATACGACCACGACCATCGCAAGCATCGCAGCATATAACATCAGTACGTTGAATGATTTTAGTTGTAGCTCTTACAGCTTTGCTAAAAGCACTCTTGTTCATACGAGGTGGATATAGTGGTTTACCAGTTGGCCCGACACCAATGTTCCACACCTGTTTATGGTCATTACGATCTATAACCTCACGGCTGTATACCACCTTGGTCATATCAGCACCTGATGCTAAGTTAATAGGCGTGTCGCCCATCACCTCTTCAACTATCTGTTCTAGGCGTTTGTTGAGATCCTTCTGTTCTTGTTGGAACTGTTTCTTAATATCCCCAAGTACAGTTAGGTCAATCTTTATGCCGTTTCTTTCTATCTCAACCAGAAACAATAGCATTTCATTACTGAGCTTTACTGTCTCTGCTAAAGATAGATTGCTTTTAGCTGCGTATTCATCCTGTTGAGATAAATAGATTTCACCGCAGGATATAACGTCAGCTTCTGCGTATTCCAAAACAGTAGCCAAAGGCATAGCCTCAAAGCCTGTACCACTTTTGAATAAGTCATCTACAAGATCAGACTTCTTGCGTGTAACATCTCTGCGTTCAGCTATTACTTTTAGCGACAACGGACGCTTCTGCCCTTTAGATAAGATATATTCACCTATCATCGTGCAATAGACTTTATCAGGGATTTTAAAGCCCATTTCTAACAACCAGGTAACATCAAACTTAGCATTATGGCAGATAAGCAGCGTAGCTTTATTTAGTGCTTCTTGCATCTGCGCTGGGCTATCAGGCACATCTTTTTCATTATGATGAAACACGAGGTTTGTTACTTCATCTACACCTTCCCATCCAATGAAACCAAAGTGTGCGCTCACACATTTATTATCAGGATTGTATGGGCTGTTATCTATCTTTCCACCGATCTTTTGAACGGTTGTTTCTAAATCCAATACTAATATGTTCATTACGTTCTCCCATAGAATCTCGTTGCATAAGTTTCGTCGTAACGGTCAAACAGATACCAACAGGCGTTATCTTTACCTGCTGTTTTGTCGAACCATTTCACACGACCAACGCTTACGATCTTTCTAAGGCGAGGCATGAAGGGAATGGATTGCTTAGTGTGTATCCAATCAGCATCAAACAGTAGCCAAGTGGGTCTGAGGTCTGAGAACTGTTCTATCATAGGATGCAGAAGCTTACGCTCCCACGGCGGATTGGTAATGATTAGATCAGCATCATTTAAATGCTCTTCAGTTAGCTCACAGGCATCTTGAATACCAATACCACCTTCCTGTGGCTTTATATCCCAAGCACTAGAACAGGTAATTCCAATCTCATGAAGTGATCTGATTAATGCACCATCCCCTGCACAGGGTTCGCAGAAGGTTTGATGATCTTGAAGGTAAGGCCAGATAGGAAATACAGCCTCTCTCGGTGTTCGATAATAATCTCGTGGATTTCTTTCAAAGTTTGATCGTTTTCCCATTATACAACATACCTGCTGAGTTCAGGCTCGATGTTACAAATGACGCAACCATGATAACCACTTAGTTTGTTCTTGCTGATGTTTATAAATCGTGTGTGATCGGGGTTATCATCTTCCGCTGCATTATGTTTACCAACACCAATGATTAGGTCAGCTTCTGCTGCCTTACCTGTCTTACTGCCTTCAAGCATCGAGAAATCTATACGAGTACGTCCATCAGCATCCGCACTTGCTTGGCTGATACCGATCAGCGCACAGTCATGTCTCTTTGCTAACTCACGTAAGCTTCGATACAACTCTCTGATACGTTCATGGGAAGCATTATAATTGCCAGCGATATTAATCTTATCTGCCTGGTCTATTATGATTACATCAGGTTTTATCTTCTCGCAGTAGCCATTGATCGTATCTAAATCCCATTCCTGAACATCCTTCATTATGATTCTGTCTTGGATCGATAGGTATTTGCTCATAGCTAAATCAGGATTATCTGCAATTTGCTCACGGGTCATACCAGAACATGCTTGTATGGCTCTCAGCTTGGTGCGTGTGGTTTTCTCTTCATTACCAAGATACAGAACCTTTGCGCCCTGTTGAGCAAACCCACCAGGTGCAGCACAAAAGCTTATGGCTAATGCAGACTTACCTGTCTCTGGTCTAGCAAAGATGATACCAAATTCGGATGGGCCGATGCCGTACACATTACGGCTCAGTGTTTCTATGTTGAACTGCCAACGATTATCATTAGATGTTTCAGCTAATAGCTCGTAGATATCATCTGTTGTTGGCTCACCAAAATCATCAGGCATATATGAATCTTTGGTACGCTCTAGCAGCGATACGAGATTGCCTCTCGCTGTTGTATCGCCTGTAGACATATTGATACCAAGGTTGGCTATGTCTCTACCAATCTCTCTACGCCACAAACTGTCGATTACATCTGTAGCAATCACATCTGTGATTGTATCTGCATACTTTAACTGATCAACAAGATCACCGAAGTCATTTATCTCAGCAGTTGTGGCAACAGGATTCTCTGTTAACCAAAGCGAATATAAATCATCAGGCGAGATATCTGTTTCATATTTTGTGTGTGCTTTACCCAGTAAATTATAAATCTGTGCTAATTCATCTGAGAATATTGATTGGCGTAATTTCGGTTTTGTGTTTAAGTAAGTGTTATTATTCAGCAACGTCTTTATTAATTGTATTTCCAACTGCTCTGCCCTTCCATGTGACACTCTTTATGCCACTTAGTAATAAACAGATTTAGAAATAAAAAAAGCCCCAATCTTTCGACTGAGGCGTTTTTTTTAATTAATGTTTTTAATCAGTAAGTTAACTGTTCCTAAATTTCATGTTCTTAATATCAGGTGACTGATCACCTCGACGCTCTTTCATATCTACCTGGTGAAATACAACTCTTTTGTTGTTTTTTACGATAGATGCAATAGCATCCTCTAGTTTCTTTTGTTCTTCAGCAGCAACTAAAAAGCCACCACCTAAATCGTAGTCTATGACTACTATTCCCCGACATTTCATGTCGATCTCCTATAAAATATATTATGTAAAATTGTTTACATGCGCCTCTATGAAAGCATGTAGTTTGATTCAAAATTTATTTCAATAGGATAGTTGGTGGAGATAATATCGTGTTGTTCCAAGACGTGACAGGAAGATTGTGTAAATGACATACTACATACGAATCGAATGAAGCGTAGGCAATTTGTGTCACGATCTTTCTAACATGTTTGCCAATAATTGTATTATAAACGTAATTCCATTTATATCTACCACTTGATTGTTTCATGCACTTGTTTCCCCTAAATTAGAACTTATGGTATCTGGTGTTCTAAAAAACTAAATCGTCTATTTTTTGTGCAGTAAGATATTTTAAATCAAGTTTCGTAAATCTTACGTTGCATTGCATATTTAGCTTTCTTGCTAAGTATATTGCTTTAACTGATGCGTCATTGTCAAGAACTAATGTTATTTTTTTGTAATTACTAAGTGTTTTAGTTATGCTTTTAGTTATGTTCGTACCTAAGAGCGCTAACCCGATTAAATTAGTACAGTTAGATACGCTGCAAGCAGATGCTACGTCCTCTACAAGCACTGCATGTGTACCAGTACCAACGGGTATTCCTTCTGATAGGTCACCATAGCTCCACCACTTAGCTCTAACAGGGCGTAAGGATCTACCTACTGCACCTGTACCTTCAGGATTATAAAACAGTACACGGTCTTCTCTAGGGGCGTACTTGATCTTTATATCGCCTCTTATAAAAGCATCGTAGCTGTTAACATGCTTCAAGTAACTAACAGCAGGTTCATGATTCGTTAATCGTGTAGTTAGTGTAGGTATTTCTTTATATTGAGCCTTAAAGCGCTGGGTTGCATTACCTTCGAGGAAAGATCGTGCTGCATTGATATCTCGCTTACCACTATAAACACCTTTGACACCGCAGGATGCTCGGTAGCAATTCCAGATTAACTTTCCATCAAACTTATCTAATGTGAATTTGTTTCTACCACCACAAAAAGGGCAATCGGATGTATGACGATCACCTTCTTTTAAGATTACTGATTTAACATATTCAATTTGATCAGAGTAACTAGACACGATTATTTACTCTGAATATTTCTCCACAATGATCGCAATGGTGATGAAATACTAAACAACGATCTTCCTGGTCATCTAACTTTTGTACTCCTGTTTTAAGGTTAGACACGGCTGTATAAGCCACCAGTAAAACAGGCTGCCCTACAGTTATAAGTTTGTGACATGTATGACAGGGTTGAATTTTCTTTGCATTATATTCTTCGACTCCTAAGAGTTCTTTTGTTTTTGTTTTGCTCAATTTAATCTTCCTCAACAGTTAGCAGTTAAACTAACCCTGGCGGGTTAGCCGAAGGCTACTGCACTTTGTAAATAAGTCAACCACTTAATTACGTGGCGGAGTTATGGGTACAGTAACTTACGTGACCTGTAACCTATTGAAAACAAACGTTTTACCTATAACCTGAAGGTCGTAGGTTCAAATCCTACTCCCGCAACCAATACCCTGATTTCATTGGGTTTTTATAGTTCAAAGTGATACAAGTTGAGTTAAGTTAATAAAAGTTACTGTTTCGCATGTCAACTTTATTTTATTTCAACCTGTTTAATCTTTTCTATTTTGGCTTTAAAGCTATTTTCTTTATCGCCTTCAACATATCCAATAGCGGTTTCTCCTATTCTATCGGGTGAAAATAGACTTAAAAGTAAACGAGCTTGTCCTTTACCTTTAGCATGTAAGGTAAAAGTATCTCCATTTTCGAATATAAAGTTATAATCTTTTTGATATGCCATCGGACTTCTCCCAATTACCAGCAAAATCAGTTAGCAAGCACCATTCTGGATCAGGGTTTTCAACCATATCCCACAGGCGAAAAACTTTATAACCTGCTGCAAGTAATATTTTCTCAGCAACTAACATATTTAGATCATTTGTACCTATCCAATACATAAACCAACCTTTGTCATAAATTGCTTGTGGATATTTGGGGTCAGGTACAAAATTTTCAGATTGCAAATCTATTAAATCATTATATTTTTTACCAAATTGCTCTGAATTGTTCCATTCAAACCTGTCTGATTGTTCAGAGTAAAAACTTCTCATGCTTGTATGATGTAGCGTTTCAAAGTCATCTAAACCAAATTCTAATGTAAATTTATCAGTCATCAGACTTCTCCTGCTCTTTAACTTTTGCAAGTACAGAACGATATATTGAGCCTGATACTTCATCAAAATCATCTGCCGCTAACGAAAATTGTTCGGGGGTCATCTTTAACTCAATATCACGTAATATGGATTTATAAAAACGCACAAACTCAGGATCGTTTTCTGATTTAGCATGAGAAATAGACCACTCGCAAGCCATGTACTGATCCCTGATGTTATGCGGTGTCCACTCTGATTGTGGTAATAGTTTTATTTCATTATTATTCATGGTCGATTCCTTTTGTGTTTAAGTTAATTATAATTAGGTTTCTGCATTTATCCAAACCTTTTGTTGATACCTGCTGCCGCAAGCTTTTTAGTTGGACGTACATAAATCGATAGAACGTCACGGCTTTGGTGACCTGTTACAG